TTTGGCACGACGATATGAAAGCAATTAAAATCCTCCTCCTCTTCGTTCTCGCAATTGTAGCGATCCCCGTTGGGATTGTTTACTCGGTTGGTGAGTCGCTTTACTTTATTACCTCAGATATCCTCAGAAGCATTTGGAGAGCTATTTACGACCTCTTTCGGGACGTGTCGATAATTGTATCGGTCACAGCGTCAAAGTTCCTCAATCGGCTTCTAATGGATTCGGGCGTTCCTTTCGGGAATCATTCCGTTTCGGCTGTCCTGGGAGCCAACCAACGAGAACGAACGCTCACGGGTCTCGGTTTATGGCTGACTTTGTTACTCGATAGCATCGAGGAGAACCATTGCCGCAAGGCATCCGAACGCGCAGGGATATGAGCAAAGTCAACGAGACACTCATCGCGTTTGCCGATGACATCCTCAAGAGTGCAAAGAGGCATCTTGGAGGGCGTAGGATCGGCAAGAATAAGAACTACGGAGTCGCAACGGGTACCCTCAAGCGGTCTCTCAATTACCGCGTCCGCGTTCGTGGTAACAAGATTCGAGAAATCACCTTCGGAGCGAAAGGCAAGGCGAAGAAGTACGCTCCCTTTATTCACTTCGGAGTAAACGGCACCCGCAAGAATCAAGGGTCGCCCTATTCATACAAGTTCGAGAACCCATCCCGTAAACATCGCACCGCTTTAAAGAGTTGGATACGCGCCAAAGGCATCAAAGCACGCGACGAAAAAGGGCGATTCAAAAAGCAAAGCGCAGACTCTCTCGCGTATGTATTGGGTCGAGCGGTCAAACGTAAGGGAATCGTGGGACTTCGGTTTTATGAAAAAGCATATACAGCGGTAAGCAAACGATACACCAAGAAATTAGGAGCGGCATTCGCGGAAGATATCGCGGGTAAATTCAAAGCCAACCTCGGAAACATAACAATCAAGAACTAATGGCTTCTTTCGAATCATTCCCCTCTGCCTCGTTCACGGTAGCGGATCAACATCTCATATATCAAGCAGAAACAGCGACCGCCATTGACGCGAGCTTTCGATTTGTTTATACAGTATACGAGAACTCAATCGCAGCAAGTAACCTACTCGGCAAATTTTACCTTACACCAAACCCGGAAGAATACGCATTTTTTAACCTGTCGGAAGTTGTTCGGGACTTGTGCGTTGTGGATGTCAAAGAGTACAATTCAAACAATCTCATTCACTCCTTCGCAAGTAACTACTTCACGAGGAGCAACGACAACATTAAGAAGTTCATTGTTGGGATTGGTGAATGGAACGGTACTACTGAGACAATCGACCAAGAGACTCAAACCATTCATTTGATTGACGGACATTTTCAAATCTCAGATGGCTTCGAACCTGCGTTCTCCGATTATTATGGAACGGCATCCGGGAGAACGTTTTGGCTTACCAACAGAAGAGACGTATCCAATACAATTACTATTGATGCGTCAATCGAGGATCAAGGCGTTGTCGCTTTCTTGAACCGCAACACTATCAGCCAAGTCGAGGACTTTGTTGTAAAAGTTTACGACTCATCCGATACGCTTCTCGATACTGTAGACATTGCCGTAAACACGTCGAACGGAGCACAACTTCCAAGCGCAGCAAGCCCAACGAATGGGTTCCTCTGTTACTTTGGAATCTATCCGGGGAATATCGGTGAGATTGATGATATATTCAACAACAACCCGACGTGGGCATATTACGAAGTGACTCCTTTTAGCTCAACACCATCGCAAAAAGGCAACACCGTTCGCATCAACAACAAGTGTACTCCAGCCAAACAAGACAGCGTCCAGCTTGCTTGGACGAACACGGTTGGCGGGTGGGACTATCTCCGCTTCAACGGCAAAAAACAAAAGACGGTATCTCGCGAAGAGAAGACATATCGAAAGGTTGTCGGAGATTACGGAGCAGATATCTTCACGTTTCAAGACTTTGACAGAGAAATTACCCCGTATCAATTGGAAGCGAAAGAGACCTATCAACTCAATGGCGTTCTCACCATTGAGGAGGTAACCTTGATGCAGTATTGCATGAGGTCAAAGAACGTAATGATACGGCTTCCGTTTGACCAAAAATTGACGAGCGGCTGGGTTCCGGTTACGATCCAAACCAACTCGATGCAAATCGAAGAGGAAACCGTCTCGAAGGTGTTCATCACTTCGTTCAATGTAGAACTCGCACAAACCATCCGATGTTGAGTTCGAGAAAAACGTCATTTGTCCCGCTTGGGTGCCTGAACGGGACAGTTCTCGAACCCCTAAAAAACTCTTGAGATGCTAAGACTAACCCTTGACGGAAACGAGATTGAACTCTACGAGAACGAGCCAGTGAACCTGAGCTATCAGTTCTCGGATATACAGGATATCAACGCTTCATCATCGAGCTTCTCGCAGACCTTCCGCGTACCACTCACGAAAAAGAACCAAGATTATTTCGGGGCAGTGAATGAGTTCGGTCTCATTACGACATGGGATCCAAAGGTCAAAGTCGATGCGGAACTCACTTACAACACGATTCCGGTCATGCGAGGCTTTGCCCAGGTGAAAGCGGTATACGTTCAAAAGGGCAAATATGCAGACGTTGAGATTGCGGTATTCGGTGAGACGGCTAACCTCTCACGGGATATCGGGAACGCGATGCTCACCGACCTCGATTTATCCGCATATGATCACGACTTAAACGCGACAAAACTTGAAGATAGTTGGGCGGGTAATTTATTCAGCGGAGTAATAAAATACGGCATCCCGGACAAGGGGCAGAATTGGACGAGTCAGAATTTATGGTCGACCAGTAACCCACTCGAACACGGAGACTTTACCCCATATTTTCAGGTTGCAAAGTTATTTGAGGAGATAATGACCGAGGCGGGTTATACCTACGACTCTAATTTCTTTGATCGGTTTACTGACTTATATCTGACCCTTTACAACGGTTCTTTGACTCCCGCGAGCAATGTCGTGCAAGGGGCGAACTTGATGCTCGTAGGGTTGCAATCAAACCTCACTGGATTAACGGCTCACCCAAATTACACGAGTATAACAGGCTGGAGCGAAGCAACTCCCTTCTTTGACGAGGGCGATAGGTTTACAAGCGGAACAACCTTCACGGCTCCATATCGTGCATTTTACCGTTTTCGAATAAACGTGTACGGGAGGATGAGTCACTCGAGCAACTTCGTTTCCATGAGACTCTCAAAAAACGGCTCAGAGCTTTTCGAGTTTATTGATAATATGGGAAGTCCAGAGTTTAATGATGTGCAACACAATTTCCTCTCGCCTGAATTTATTCTTGATGAGGATGATACGGTTGAATTTCAATACTTCGTCGACAACTCTTCGCACCCCTTGACGCTTGACGGGAACGGTGAAATAAGCAATCTCACCACATGGTGGCAGGTGCCTTATATCTCTAACGTAACAAGCGGAAACATAAACATCACGGGCAATCTTCCAGAGATGAAGCAAATCGATTTCGTGTCGGGGCTTCAGAAGATGTTTAATCTTGTATTCATTCCCGACCGCAACAACCCGAAGCATCTCGAGATTGAGCCGTTCAACGATTACATGGCGAGTGGAGCTTCGAAGGATTGGACGAATAAAATTGACCTATCGAAAGACATCACCCTCGCACCAACAACCGACCTTCAAGCGAGACAATACGACTGGACGCATACCAACGGCAAAGACCTTGTGAACGACTTGGTGTTCAAAAATGCTTCGCGGGTTTATGGAAGGTATCGAGTCGATGATCCAGAGAACGACTTCGCTTCAGGAACGAAGGAAATCAAAACACCGTTTGCACCTCACGTCGTTTCAAGAATTCCTTCGACGGGTTATGCGATTCACCGAATGTTGATCGACACGAACCAAGAAGAGAAAACAATTCGAAAGCCACTCCCGCGGTTGGCGTTCTGGAACGGGTTAGTCCCGGGAGCTTTCCGATATCAGAACGACACCAATACCGCTTCTGTTATTGCCTCGAGTTACCCGGGATTTTCTCAATACAGCGAACTCAATGCTTCGGTCGGTGATGAAGACCTTTCCTTCGGTGGAGAACCTCCCTTTCATACGATTGAAGCCTTCCCTTTAAACGCTCTGTATTATCGTTATTGGAGACCATTTGTGAATGAGTTGTATTCTTCGGATGCTCGAAAGCTCACTGCGTTCTTCAGGCTCACTCGCTCCGAATTAGCAACCTTCGAGTTCTCGGACAAGGTTTATATCAAAGACACGTATTGGAGGATTCTGTCGGTCTCGTATGATGCGACAAGTGAAGACCTCGTCAAAGTGGAGATGCTCAAGGTCTTGGGAGATATCCGCGACTGCGCATTCATCCCGACAGGAATTGACAAAGCAAACGGGAAGATTCAATTCGAGAACACCAGCGGAACCACGGTGACTCAAGTCACACGGCAATGCTGCGAGCGATACGGGTATTTTTATGACAACGACTCATCCAACTGCTTTCAACCCTTCGAACAATGAGGAATCTTGATAATCATCGTTATATAGGAGAAGCGATCCAATTACTTCAGAACAAAGGCGAGAGGGTTCAAGTCCCGCTTTGGTTCAAGGCGTTGGACGTTCTCATCTCCGTTAGTATCGCACTCATCCCGATAATTACATTGATATGGCTCGTGAAGAAGAAGTTATCTTAAAGGTCTCCGCAGACACAAGCAACCTCGACCGCTCAATCGAAGCCGCTGAAGATGCTGTCAAAGACTTGGGGACAACAGGTCAAACGGTTGTCGGTGGGTTGGACAGGCTGACGGGTGGACTTGCTTCGAAGTTTGTTGGGGCTGCTAAAGGTGTTGGTACGTTTATCAAGGGATTAAACCTTACGAAGGTAGCAATCGCGGGAACCGGAATCGGTCTTCTTGTATTGGCTTTGGGTTCAATTGTGACGTATTTCACCCAGTCCTTCGAGGGGGCGCGAAAGTTCAAAGCGATTCTCGCGGGGCTGTCGGCAGGCGTTCAAGTCATTACAGATCGTTTCTCTTCTCTTGGTAGCGCATTGGTTAGTCTCTTTTCGGGTGACATCACAGGGGCGACAGAAGACTTCCGAAAAGCAACTAGAAACCTCAAGGATGAAATCATTCTTGAAACAGCAGCCGCCAAAGCATTAGAAGAGTCAAGACAAGCGTTAATCGATAGACAAAGAGAACAACTTGTCACGACAGCGAAGGAGCGGTCGGAGATTAAAGCGTTGAACCTCATTGCAGAGGACACGACCAAGAACATCAACGACCGAATCGCAGCAGCAGACGAAGCCGGAGCAAAGGAACGCGCACTCTTTGAGCAACGCAAAGCCAACGCAGAAGAGGAGTTGTCACTTCTTGAAGCGCAAATGTCATTGGGTGAGAACTCAGAAGAGGACATTCAAAGACGAGCCGAACTAGAAGCGGACGTTTTCAACCTTGCGGCAGAGTCTTTGGAGCTACAAACGACCCTCCAAAATAAGTTGAATACGCTGAAACTAGAAGCTATCAACCTCACCCGGCAACAACTGCAAGCCGAAATAGACCTGGCGAATGAGACGGTCGCAGGGATGCAGAAGAGGCAAGAGGAAGAAGTCAAGACTCTGACCGTTACGCAAGAGACAGCTGAAGCAACGCTCCAAACGAGGACAACAAGTTTCGCGGATCAAGTGCTCGGGTCGGAGACTACGGAAGAAGCAATTCGAAGACAACGACGAGAGACATTTGAAGACTTTAAAAACAACGCAGAACTCGCGGCAAATCAAGGTTTGCAATTTGCAGCAATTACTTTAGATCTCATTGGCAGCCTTAACACAATATTCACTCGAGACGAAGAGAAGAGGGCAAAGCGGAGTTTTGAGATAGGCAAGAAGCTCGCAATTGTTCAAGCAGTAATGAACACGGCTGAAGGTGTGACTGCTGCACTTACCGACAAGACCCAACCTTCGACCCTCCTTCGACTTCTTCAAACGGCTGCGGTTGCTGCGGCTGGTGTTGCTCAAATCGCAACCATCAAGAGACAGCAATTCAATGCGGGCGGCTCTGCATCAATCCCGAGTGTATCACAAACGGGCGGAGGTGCAACGAGCGCAGTACCTGAAAGCCCACAACTCGACCTCGGGTTCTTGGGAGCCGGAGCAGGTCAAACGGGCTTCAGGAGTTATGTCATTGCATCGGAAGTATCGAACAGCCAACAAGCTAATCAACGAATAAACGACCAAGCGTCACTAGTAGGATGAACATAATTGAACTCATAATTGACGAAGAAGCGGAGATGTACGGAATCGACGCAATCTCCCTCGTCGAACAACCCGCTATCGAATCGGATTTCGTAGCCCTCAAGAACCAACAAATCCAATTCAAAACCCAAGACAACGAGAAGCGGCTCGTCATGGGTGCGGCACTCATTCCCGATAAACCCATCTATCGCAAAAGCGAGGATGAGGAATATTACGTCTATTTTTCAAAGAAGACCGTCCGACGAGCGATGGAACTATATTTCAAAAACGGCAACCAAGCGAACGCGACCCTCGAACACGAACACACCTTGAACGGCTTGCACGTTGTTGAGAGTTGGATCGTCGAAGGAGAGCAGGATAAAAGCCGGATATATGGACTCGATGTCCCGGTCGGTACGTGGATGGTCTCAATGAAGGTCGACAACGACGCGATTTGGGAGAAGTACGTGAAGGAAGGCAGCGTCAAAGGGTTCTCGATTGAGGGATTCTTCACGAACAAGTACGACCTCGCAAAGGCAACCGTCAAAAAGGACAAGCGATATAAAGAGGGACAGCGCGTCGATATGGAGTCTTATAACGATTACCCCGACGGAGTAAAGAACAACGCAAGGAAGGCGGTTGAATGGGCTGAAAAGAACGGGTGGGGGTCGTGTGGTACGGGAGTCGGAAAGCAACGAGCGAACCAACTCGCCAAAGGTGAGAATATAAGTGTCGAAACAATCAAGCGGATGAGGTCTTACTTGAGCCGTCACGAAGCCGACCTTGAATCCTCCACCTCATTCTCTGACGGATGCGGCTATCTCATGTATATGGCATGGGGTGGAAAGGCGGCTCTTCGTTGGTCGGAATCCAAGCTCAAAGAATTAGAGCTTCTTTCGGCTATCGAGATTGAACTCGGACTCGAATTTGTAAAAAACCACCTAACGAGTAAGGATTAACCCTCTGAAATCGTTATATATAAAAACCCCAGAAGATGACTCTGAAAGAACGCATCTCCGATATCTTCGAAAAGTACAGCGTCGAACTCGCTGTTGAAGAGAAGGAGGAAACACAAGAGGTCGCTTTGATGGCAACAGCCGTCCTTGAAAGCGGTCAAGAAATTATGACTGACGCGGACGCATTCGCTGTCGGTGTTTCTGCTTTTGTCGTGAACGATGAAGGCGAACGAATCCCTCTCCCGGATGGAGACTACCAATTGCAGGACGGCTCAATGCTCGTCGTGGCAGAAGGTGCCGTTGTTGAGGTAAACGAAGCCACAACAGAACCAGAAGTCGAAGCCGAAGAGGAGAAGGAAGAAGAAATGAAAGCGGAAGAAGTCGAGGCTTCATCTGAGGTGTTGACGCGAGAAGCTGTCGAGGGCATGATTGCCGAAGCTATCGAAGCAACGAAGAAAGAATTCTCTTCACAAATTGAAGAGCGGGACGCGAAGATTACGGAGTTGAGCAAGCAAGCCACTCCAAGTATCCCACGCGCCCCAAAGATGGAAGCACCTGTTTCCGTCGATTTGAAAAGTTTATCAATCCAGGAGCGCGTTGCCGCGATCCACAATCAATTCTCTAAATAATGGCTAACAACGCTACAGTAGAAGCTGGCACATATGCTGGCGAAGCGGCACGTCCTTACGTTGCGGCTGCGGTTTTGTCTGCGGACACAATCGCGAATAATTACGTTTCAACAATTGAAAACGTACACTCAAAAGCGGTTCTCCGCAAGTTCTCAGGAGTCAACCTCGCGGCAGCGACTTGTACGTTCACTCCGGGCGCGGCTAACCAGCTTGTCTTGGGTGAGGCTGTCTTAACGGCAGACGCTCTTCAAGTAAATGAGCAAGTTTGCAATAAAGACCTTCGCGCGACTTGGGAAGGAATGCAAATGCGCGGACAGTCTTCATCGGCTCCCGCTGACTTCACAACTTATGTCGCTCAATACGTAGCCGCGAAAGTCGCCGAAGGAGTTGAGCATAACATTTGGGCAGGTAAATGGAAGAAAGACCTCGGAGAAGCTGCACCATACGCAAGCTTTACGGGTATCATTCAAAATATCGTAGCGGGCGACCCCGACCGAGAAACTGTTTCAACCCTTCCTTTGGCAGTCGCGGACGCAGCCGCTACTTCTGTCGGTATCTTGACTGCTCTCACCGCGTTGACTTCAGGAGCTGAGGGGGCACCTTCAACTATCATTGGAGACCCGAACACGAAAATCTTCATGAGCCGAGCTTCTGCGAACTTGTATTATCGCGCACTTGCAGGAACAAACCAAATTCAATTCCTAAATGATGGGCTTGTTTCTCGTTACGCGGGTTACGATATCATTACTCCGGGCGGCTTCCCTGACGATTGTTTGCTCATCTCCAAGATTGACAACTTGTATTTCGGAACCGACTTGCTCACCGACCACATTCAGGCATCTGTATTGGATTTGACAGGTGTAACGGGTGACGACGTTACTCGCGTTATCAGGAAGGTCTCA